TTTATTAAACTATTGAGTGTGTGTGCTTCCTCCGCCCCACCCCCCGCCTACAGTCAATCACCAAATTTTTTAAATTGCAACCTTATTTGTTATGTTGCTCTATGTGGTTGGTCAACCGCTCAGAGACACTATCCAGCTTGTCCTCTGTACGCCTTTGTGAGTGTCGCATTAAACGCAACATTGCCATGACGGTGTCATGGTCTTTCTTGTTCTCGGCTTTAAACTTTTGGACCACTACGGCTAGGATAGAAAAACCACCGCCAATACAAGCAGCCCAAATAGTTGCAAGCCCAGCGTCCATATCATGCAGGCTTTCCTACGTAGCGAATATGCCATGGCTCTGCTCCCTTGCCGTTGGCATCCCCCAAGACTTCGTGGGAAAACCCGTACTTTGTCTCATTTGCGACAAGCCAGCGTAGGGTATCCCCATGAGCTTCACGCACGTCAATAGCTATGCCATATAGATGCCTAGATCCACGGGCCTTGTCGTTTGCCGGGTCATCGTAAGGGGTTGCAAGCATTGCATTACCTGGCTTTAGGTACCAGGTTTGACCATTCCATGTTTTAGTAGACACACCAGGGATTGGTTCTAACTGATAGCGTGATTTGAATCCAGCAGTTTGTTGCGCAATAGATCGAAGTGTGTCGCCGGGTGTAACTGCAACTAGCTTGACACCAGCTTCACGAGCCGCAGCCACCATTTCTTCCCATGCTGCCGCAGCGCACTTCTCCAGCTTCCCTCCGCCCGTGATGGGGGTGACCATAGCTGGTGTAATCTGAGAAGGTTTCTTGCCTTTAAGATGTTCACACCAACGAATAGGTTTGACAGGCCAGTTCGGTTTTGGCACTACTCGTCCTTGGGGACTTCACTAAACAAGGCTTCCATTGTCTTCTTGTCTTCTGCACGTTGTGCAAATTCACCGAGTCCAAGAGCTGAAAGAACAAAAGCGATTGCTGGCTCGGTTGGCACGTCTGGCACGACAAATGAAACAATCAAAGCAACTGCCGATGAGACAAATGCTGCAACTCGTACTGGATTGTTGTAAATAAATGCTTTAACTTTTTCCATTATTAACTCATCCATTCAGGTGGTTGTTTATATTCAAACTCATCAAGTGTTGAGTTGTACACCATGCCGACGCTTGCATAACGAACTCGGAAATTGTTGTTGTAGGAAGTTTGCAACCATTGACCGTTTAACAACAACACATCTGCGATATACGCTTGTCCAACAGGTTCGCTTGCAGGGTAAGGCAAATCGTCTATGTCACTGTTTGCAACAACAATTGCTTCATCAATTTCGTTGTTGTTGTTTATTCTTACGAAGTGCGCCATTATGCAACCCTCCATCTCACACACATAAAGCCTGAACCACCATTGCTTCCAGCGTTTGCACCAGTTGCACCGCCACCACCCGAACCAGTATTTGTTGCACCAGTTGTTGCAGACGCAGGCAAACCACCTTGGCAATAAGTTACTGACGAGCCAGTAAACGAAAGTGCTACGCCAGCGCCACGAGCACCAGATGCACCAGCACCACCTGCACCTCCACCACCGCCGTTACCAGCAGCGTTCACACCATTTGATGCACCTCCAGCGAATCCACCTATGCCTGTTCCCGAAACTGATGGACTGCCACCATATCCACCACGATAAGAAGCACCTGAACCGTTGTAAGCCTTGTTTCCACCACCCCAAGATTGCCCACCAACAACGCCTGCAGACGCTTCTAACAGAAAATAATTAGTTGAACCTGATGTGTACAGACCAGTGCCACCAGCAAAAATTACACCGAAGCCTTGTGCCCCTGCTGCACCAATTGTCACTGTGTAAGTCGCCGCAGGCAAATAGATTGTTTGTTGAATTAACTGAGAAGCCGAACCACCACCACCGCCTTCACCACCGTAACCAGTACCTTCTCCACCACCTCCACCGCCCGAAGCCATAAGCACATCAAAAAGCCCGCTTTGAGACACGACAAGTGTTGACGATGCTGTGAAATCAATGCGCTGATAGTTCAATGCTGATACTGCGAATGTTGAACTAACTGTTGGTGTGCCTGTGGCAACACCATAACCAGCGACAACACCAATGCCAGTTGCAGGCACTTGACCCCAACTAGTTACAGATGGTTGTTCAGTAAGCGTACGACCCGAATATCTGGTCATTGATTAAACAATCTTGTTGACGTAGCCGTGAATTGTCAGAACGTTTGTTGTCGCGGCGAAAGCACGAACAATAAGCGCAGTAGCGTTCCCCTTGATAACCAGACCCGGTGCAACCAGATACAAACCTGATTCTGGGGGAACTGTGAATTCAATGTGGTCGTTAGGTGCAGTTACACCGCCCCACTCAACAGTAAGTTTTACCGCTGAAGCAGATGTGTTCTTTGCATACAACCAAATTTCATCAAACGATGTGGTGACTGTTGGCCCGGTGTGGATCAGTGTTCCAGCCGTAGCGGTTGCTGCTACAAGAATTCCCCTACCATCTGTTGAACCGCTAAGAGTGCTTTTACTAAATGTTGCCATGTGTTTGTTCCTTTATCCGAAAATCTGTGAGCCTAAAACTGTTTGATCGTCTTCGCCAACGTTAGCCCACTTTACACCAGCGGATTGAGCAGAGTCAGCAACCAAAGCGAAACCGTTAGTTCCAACACCAACACGAGCAAGGGTGTTTGCCGCTGTAGCAGCAACAATGTCACCTTTTGTAGTCACAATAGACCTAGGTGAATCCTGCCAAGCTACGCCGTTTGCCGCAGCGGAATCAGCACCAAGGCATTGAAAGTTTGTTCCTACTCCCAAACGGTTAAGAACAGAACCAGTAGTTACGAGAAGGTCACCTTTTGTTGTTAGCTTTGCAACAAGCTCGTTTGCTTCATCTGCATCGTTAGCCGTAAACACAGGGTAAATGGTTGCACCAGCGGAGTGGCTACTTGCCGCCGTGTCGTCTTGCGCTCTAGTGAGCGTTAGCGTTGTTCCAGAAATTGTTGCGCTGCACTTTTCTTCAGCAGAAGTGCCTGGGTCAATGACCACATAAAATGGAACAGCGGCTGTTGAAGGCCATCCGGTTGCAGAGGCCAAAGAGCAGGTGGTATCACTAGTGTTAATACCAGCAGTAATTGTGGTCGCCGGAGCAGCACCAGCATATTGACGTCGTGTAAAGGCAGGCATACGGGACTATCTTACACTACGCATAATTAAGACGCAGGTTCCGTTCCAGTCCCAAGCATTATGACTGCCAGATGGCTCCAATGGCTGCCAACGAACGTCCTCCACAATTACCGAGTGTGTATCAAAGTTCTCCTGGTAGGTAACAACACGTGGGTTTTCCACCAGGTCTCTCAGGTATGAAAGTTCAACGTCAACATCCACGTAGTACTCAAATCCACGGATGTTCAGCTTGTGGTGCAAGAGGATTGGTACAGAGAATATCTGTGAGCGCAACGGAGCAGCATAAGCCCTACCCAGCCAGCGAGTTACGACAGGCCCATTGGATGCAGACACTGCAGAACGGGTGAGTGTGAGTCGAGCCTCGGCTTCAAACACCTTGGTCTCAGGCCCATCAAATGTGGATTCTAAAGAGTTTTGAACTGTCTGTGCACCAACGCTGTTGAATTGTCCTGAGTCTGCAGCTACAGAGATTTGCACAGTTCCGTTGAGTGGCTCTGTCCTCAAGTCCCACTTAGGAATAAACTTTGCGTCTGGTACACCCCAACGGTAGATACCTGAATTGAGAGTTCCGGAAGCAACTAAGTTCGTTGGGTGTGGGCGGTAAGCGCCAAGTCCAGCAACCGTGAACACAACCTTGTTGTCAAATTCGTGGATGTCCACAACGGTTCCTTGGCCGGTAGCCATCAGGTCGGAAGCATATGCTGGTTGGTTTGTGGAAACCTGCGTGCTGATATCTAGTCGACCAATTCCAGTAGACACGCTGTCATAGTTTGTCCAGCCAAAGTAGAGGTATTGACCTATAGCCGCAAACGCATTTACGGATGTTCCGGTCTCAATCAATGGACCAACGACAAGGTTGCCGTCGTTGTCCGAAGAGCAGAACCGCAACCCTGTCGTCAATCCAATGACAACGTACCCCAAGTACGCATCTATATTAGTAACGATTTCACCCAATGGCAACTCTGCCGCCACGGTTGGTATAGCCAAAGCTGATCCGTCTGGCTGAATCGCAGTCTTATAAATCAAGGACTTGTTGCCAGCGTATCCAGCGCAATAGATTTGGTTCTGACCGCCAGCAAACCCAACCCAGTTAAAATTAGTGTTTGGGTGAGTGTATAAAGCAGAAGGGTTATTTGCAGACGATCCTGCTGGAGTCACTATGTTCCAAATCTTTTGTTTGTCTGCACCCTGGCCAGCCACCATTAGACGACCACGTACGTATGCCAAAACTCCAGCCTCAATGCCGGTAATGTATTGCGATGCCGCTGATGTCCCGGCATTCGTCTGGTCTATGTCACCGTTATCGTAAGAAAAAAATACGTTGTAACCGTCTGAAGTAATACTGTAGATATTTGACGCAGCTGTACTAGTAACTGTCGTAAAAGTTGACCAGTCCGATGTGTACCTAACGTTCTGGCCATCTGTTCCATAAATGCGGCCGTCCGCAGTAGTCATGTGAAGGTTTGTATTTGCACTTGAGTACGCCTGGGTTGTGTCAGGAAGCAAAGACAACTTGCCTTTATCCCAGACGTTTACACCCTTGCTTGAACGGAACCTATATGGCTCTGCATCAGACGTATCTGAATAGTTCTGTCCAGCTCCGTAATGCCATGAGGACTGAGACCTGCGCCATAGACCTTGTGGGTTAATTGCAGATTCGCCAGGTTCTGCAGACTGGTCTACCGAGTCACGAACACGAGCGTCAAACTGCCTTAAGAAGTTAGATGATTTTGTGTCGATCATATACGGGCGGCCGTTTACGGCCACAGGGTAGATGAACGGAACTACCTGGGTTGAGCCGGTACCAGAAAAGTATGCAGGCCCGCCCTTGTAGCCAATCTTAAAGTTAATCAGCGTAGGCATTGTTATGCCCTAATAGTTAACGGATATAGCCTTGAAAGTTTTGCAGCTTCAGCAATGATTCTGTCTCGACGCAAACGCAAGATGTTCCCAAAAGAGTCACGCATAGCACCAGGTGGAACTTCATCAGAGCGACGAGTATCGCCTTGAGATTCAATAAAGTTTCGTTTGACTTCACGTGTGGACAACATG